AATACAATGACCCTTCGCGGAAGATTTTAACGGAAAAACGCCCCTCAGTATTGACAATTAAAGCTTGCTCGAATGAGATATGGAAAGCGTTGGATATGTAAAAAGTAAACTCGATTTGGCTGGCGAAAATGGTAGCAAAACGTTCGTTGTTATCCCCGGCATACGAAAGCGAGAACCCCCCAGCACCTAGTTGAAAGGTTTGGACAGAGCCGACAAAATCAGCATCCCACACCTCCACAACGTAGTCGATATTGTGGATGCTGGTAAACTCGCTTTCAAATCGTTTTGCCATAAAAAATACCTGTTTTGTGGTATTGTTTGAGGTTTAGGATTTTGTAACTTGCATGAAAATCAACGACATGCCACAAACAAAATTATTTATCACTGACCATGCCGACCCATCCGTTGGGCTGTTTTCTCAAAAATGGACAATTGAATGCCCCTTTGAAAAAGACGATACCACCGAATCATTTTTAGAATGGTTTCGTCTGCACATGATCGGCATTTATGTCGAATTTTCAGACGGCAAAGTAACCGCTGAATATGATTTTGAACACATAAACCAAGAAGAATATGCCTAATACGGAAGAAAGACACCGCTTTTTAGCTGCTCAACTTAAAGAGCGCGCCCAATGCCTTTTGGATGGTAAAATATGCGTTGGGGTTATTTCCAATAAAGAAAAATTTGATAAGCTAAAAGCCAATCCTCTTTATGAGAAATTCTACTTAAAACACCTGCAATCAAACAAAGATACGTGGGGGTTTAGATTCGATCTTGTAATTAAAATCCAAAACCCTGGTATGATTGATGAAGGAGCAAGCAACGCAGTGAAAGAAATGGGGTTAATGATCTGGAATCAAGCAGCCCTTTATGAATGGGCAAAAGAATTAGAATCCGAATAACCCACCAGCCCGCGCCACTTTTGGCCGGGCTTTTTTATCACCCCGTTGTGTATCGCGTGTAAGTACGATCTGCCCGGCTCAAAATCACCCGCAAATCAGAACCAGAAATAACCGTTTCAGCTACAAAGCCACCGTTCCCGCCGCCGCCGATTATCTTTTTCAGCTTGTCAAGTGGTGCAATTACTTCTGGGTTGGTTCGTGCGCCGGGGTATTCACCGACCTGTACAAGGCTATTCCCATAAGCAATACCACCCCCAGCCAAAGCGGGAATACCGATTTTACTAATAAGGCTAGAGAAGAGGCCAGAGGCGGCAAGACCAGCCGCACCAGCAAGCGCAAGCCCCAATGGTGGAACAATACCAACCGGGTTTTTCAAAGCATTAGCAACGGCCGCCGCTACGCCTTGTTGAATAAGCGATTTAATGATTTGCGCACCAGCCGCCAAAACAGCTTTGCCCAAATCTTTCATGTTTTTAATTCCGCTTTTTGCGTATTGTCCGAAAGCGTTTAGTCCCTCTAAAACGGCGTTGTTTACACTAGGGATTGCCCGTTCTCCAATTGCGTCAAAAGCTAACCCAAGCCCTTCAACCTGAGATTTAAACTCTTCCAAAAGCGGGAATGAATTTTGCATCCCGACTAATAGGCTATCTTGACTAAGCTTTAGATTTAGGCTTGAATCGGTAAGGCTTTGAACGCCTGCTGCTGCTGCATTGGCTAACGTTGTGTACTGTGGGAGTAGTTGTATTTGCTCAACCAATGCACCCCGCCCTTCGGCAGCATCGGCAACGGAAGGAATACCCCCCGCCTTTGTTTGTGAGGTTTCAGGTATCCCCCCTGTTGTTGTGGGTGAAACAAATGCAACTGGGTTTGATTTTTGTGCTTTCTTGGCCTTTTCAGCCCCTTTAATGTAAGCCGCCGCAATATCGTCAAACACCTTATAAGTGCCTTGAAACCCATCCTTAAAACCATCGCTAAATGATACACCGATTCGCTTTGCGGTCTCAAAAAACCCACCGTCGGTATTTGTGGTTAGCGTAGATAATCCCTCTTTGAAATTGCCTTGCAGAATTTGGGTAATGCCCTGGCCGATTGCGGTTGCCTTTTCCCGGATAACTGCGAATACCTCGGTAAAGCCTTTAATAATTGCGTTGAAAGCCCCCACATAGGCGGCAGCTAAGAATTTAGCGTACTCAACCCCGTACTTTAGGACGTAGGAACCAAACAAAACAATCCCATCAATCAGGGGCTTAATATACGGGTAGATCGAATTAAATGCAGCAATCGCCACATTAGCAAAGACTTTCAAAACCTCGATTGTACCGCCTATGGCAGTTTTGAATGACTCGAATAAACCAGCCGCAACCACAGATATAGCCTTAAAAGCAACCTGCATTGCCGCCGCCAAGCGTCCTACAAAGTCCCTGAATTGTTCGGAGTTGCGGTAAGCATACACCAACCCGGCAGTAAGTGCGGCAATACCAGCTATCACCAGCCCCACGGGGGTGATTAGGAAAGCAATAGCAGAGCCAATTGAGGTAAACCCAGTAATGAGTAACGGCCCCAGGCTTACCAACTTACCAATGATAAGCAACAATGGCCCCACCGCCGAAACAGCCAAACCAGCAAAAGCGATAAACTTTTGGGTAGCAGGCGAAAGGCGAGAAAAAGCGTCGGCAGCAGATTGAATAGTTGTAGCAAGCCGATCTAAAAACCCTTGTGCATCGAAAGCGGTTGCCAATGATTGCCCCAGTGTAGATAGCGCAATTTTAGCAGAGTCCTTGAAGTTCTCAAATGCGTTGCCAAGGCCGCCCGTGACGTTTGCCAGTACTTTGGATTTATTCGCAGCATCAATAATGCCTTGCGTAAACTCTTTAGCGCCAACGCCGCTATCTCGGATCGCCTCAATGTTCCGACTCCCAAAAGCATCTTGCAAAAGTGTACCCAAAATAGGTATACGGCTTTGCAGTACTTTAAAGTCTTCAGCAAGGATTTTGCCTTTACTATTCATTTGGGCAAGCTGGTAAATAACCTCGTTGAAGTCTTCCCGCGTTCCACCAGATACCGCAACAGCTTTACCGAAAGCCAACAGGGTTTCACGGGCTTTGTCCGCACTAAATCCAACCGCCTGTAAAGAAACACTACCTTTAATCGCCTCTTCAAAGCCAAGGCCGGGAAGCTTTGCAACCTCCCGCAATTTAATCATTTCAGCTTTAGCCGCTTCTGAACTACCCATCAAGGCAATCAAGCCCTTTTCGAGTCGTTCAATGTCGCTGAACGCCTTCAATGAAGCCGCCCCAAGCCCGGCAATGGGAACGGTAAGCGTTTGGGTTAAGTCTGTACCGATCTGTTGCATTTTACGCCCAAAACGTTGCAGGGACTTTTCAACCTTTGCAAGTTCTTTTTGCAAGGATTCGATATTAGCCCCAATTACAACGTTAAGTTTATTAAATGCCATGTTAGTTTTGTCTTAACCGTTTTGCATCTTCATCCCATTTTCGCCAGCGTTCCCGTGTGCGTTCGTCTACTTGTTTCGCTGCCTTGTGTGCAAGAGCTTTCGTTTCAACATCCCAGGGTAGGGGTAACAACTGTGTTGGTTTAATCCGGTGTTTCTTGTCGAGTTGTACGTTAAGAAGAACCGATGTAGACCACCGCGCCCGCTCCCAGTTTTGCCGCTCGTTTGCTTCCTGCATCTCATAAAAAGCTTTTACCGCGTTGTTGAATTGTCTAAATGTCCAAAACTGGTACTCGCTTTCGGGTACTCGCAATTGGCCGCATAAGATGCCTTCGATGTAGTCCCAGGTTACTTTTTTGCTTTCGCTGGGACTATCGCGTTTTTTTCGTCAACGGTTTTTTCGGCTGCTTCCATGCTGTGATTCATTGCCACCGTGAAGCGTTCAATTGCGGCGGTGTCATCGTCAATTGCGTCAAAGAAGTCATCTTCACTTTTGAAGGGGTTTTCCTTACCCGCCCGGCGGTAGCCAGTCCTGACAGCAATCCAAAAAATATCAAGGATTTCCAAAAAGGAAAGGCTGGACAAGTCTTCCAGCCCCTTCCCCTTTGATTCAAGATATTTAAACAGCCCGATCATGGAAAATTTGACCGGAACCTCAACACCGTTTACCAAAATTGTTTCAATCATCGTTATGGGTGTTTAAAAATTACGCTTCTGTGCCTTGGTAGACGGTGCCGTTAACCTCAACTGTGTAGGAGTAGGTTGAATCCTCTTCCGCGCCCATGTTTAAGCTCAAATTGGTCATCAAGCCCGAACCGGAAAGGAAGTCGTCGCCCGTCACATCGGTAGTCACTCGCCAGGAGATCGCCGTCCCGTCTGCAAACGCTGCAAAAAGGTCGGTGATGGGTTTATGGTTAGTGTTGGTGTCGGCATCCATTGCAACCAAGCCCTCCCCGGAAATGGTAGCGGATTTTTGACCAGCCCGCACAGTACGCCACCCGGTTTGGCCGCCGCCTGTTGAATCCTTTGTGACAGATTCCCGGAGTTCCCGGCTCATGTCAATGCTACACGAAGTAGCGTAGGCAACGGCAACAAGTCCCGCGCCCAAATCCAGGTAAATCCGTAAGGACGTACCGTTTACTATGCCTGTTGTTGCCATAGCCTAAATTATTTTTTAAGGTTATCAAACTTCGCCGTTAGACTCGTCTAAGTCTTCGGGCGTTACGTGTAAAACAGTTATCATTTGCGAAGCTTTTCGGGCTTCGATCTTTTCCGCAATAATTTGGCGTTCGATGTTGTCAACTTGATCGACTAGGGTAGCGTTTCCATTAATCACCTCTTCCATTGCTTGCGCCCGGTGCATATCCACCGTTTTGCCAGCCATTAGCACACCCTTTTGATTTGTCCACCTGATTATCATCGTTTCAGCCTTATTTCATAATCCTGAGATGCCCAATAAATCATACTTCCCGTGCTGGTTGGTACGTCCTGCGGGCTTCCGCTAGAATCGTTTGAAAAAATAATCTTATCTACCACATGCCCGTTTATTGTGCCTGCATATCGGTCTAATGCAGTCCGAACGGCGGCGGCTAGTGCGTGTGCATTGTCATAGTTGTTCGAGTAGCAATCTACCTGAACCAATAGCTTATCCAAGGGGCTTACGCCCTCCTTTGTATCGGTAGGTTGCGTTTGTAGTTTCTGAAAAACGACGTAGGGAAACGTGGCATTTTGCGGTGCCATATCCGGGTAAATTCGAGTACTCACCAAGGCGGTAACCGCGCTAGTTGCACTCAATCGACCGTAGATAATTTGCCCTACATTCATAGCCCAGTTTTTGCTTTTTCGTCTTTCAATACGCTTAACGCCTTGTCGATCATCGCCCCGGCTGCGGGTGTGCCTGCTACGTTTAGCCCGGCAATTAGTACCTTCTTTTGGTAGGCAGCAGCGGAACCGTAAACCATGTGGGCATAGTAAGCATCAACGCTTTTGCCTTTACCTACAATCTTTGCTTTGCTTCGGCTGTACAATGGAGCTACAACCACCACCGGAGATTTTGCATATTTACGGCGGCGGGTTGCCAGGTCTATTACGGCATTGCGCAAGTTCCCAGGTAAGTAAGTAGCAGCCACCCGCCCCATTCCTTTAGGCGCTCTGAGCTTATTTACAAGCTTAGGCGTATTGTACCGCTTATGCTCTTTCTTGCTTACAGGGCTTACGTTCTGGATCGCAGGAACCACAATAGGTACGGCTGCTTGGGCAATTTCACGGCGGGTATCTGGATTAGAAAAACGGGCTGAAACCTGCTTAAATGCAGCGTTCACCTCATGTATTCCTTGCACATCCAAATCAATCCTCATTATACCCGTTTTTCGCCCTGAATAACCTGAAATT